CAAGACTTGCTGAACGTCTCTTTTTGTTCCGTTTGCATCCTCAAGCCAAGCCGGTAATATTCGTAATTCGCCAGATATAAGATCCTCGGATAATGACCCGCCTATCTCATAAGTAAAAGAGGCGGGTGCTTTATTTGTCTTTAGGATAATGAATTCCTTTATTCCCTTGTCGGTTACTTCTAATTTTACGTCAGTATCATTCCATGCATCCTGATACTCGATGATGTTATCCATTGATTCATCGGTATACCCAACAGAAGGGGAGGCATTAACGGGCTTGAATGTTAGCTTGTTTTGAGCCTTGCCTACGGTATAGCCTCTGCGAAAATTCCTCCCTATCTTCAGATAAAAGGGAACTGCTAAAACTTGATAACCATAAGCATCTCGTTTTAATTTATCAGCTAATTTCTCGGTTCTGATCTTTTCTTTGATAAGATGAAATTCTACTTTTGCTTCATTGCTTACGGGGAATTCCCACGAATCAAGATCAGCTTCATCATGCAGTTTGGTATTAATATCTTGTAGGTTTCCGTTTTCATCTTCAAAGTGTATATCATTCCCGAAGATGACAATTTGTTTGGAACCGTCAGTAAGGAGATAGCGTTTAGAGTTGGGAGTGCGTTTCCATGCTTCTTCCCATAATATTTCTTGATTTGTTGGCATTTATCACACCCCCTGTCTTGCTACCTGTGGTAATCGCTTGAAGAAATCCGAGATAGTTTTCATTTCTGCTATGTCTCTCGCTGGAATAACGATAGATCCCGGAGCAAACGTGTAGGAGCGTGATGTTGAGCCCGAGGACTCGGCACCAGATATGCCCCCAATCGTAACTCCATTTAATTTTCTCATCGCTGTATTTACTTTGCTAAATCCGGATTCAATGCCTATGCCCATTCCTAAGGAAACGTTTTTGCCGATTTCCATAAACACTTTAGAAGGAGAATGCTCGTCTAAAGCATCCTTTGTTCCTGTAATAAGGCCTTTTATGAAGTTTTTTATCAAGCTTCCCAGCCAATCGGCCATGCTTTTAATTCCTTCCCACAGACCTTTGACTACATTTACGCCAACTTCCACCATTTTTCCAGGCAATTCAGAGAAGAACTCCATTATCTTATCAATGATTTTTGGTACTTCGGTTATTACTGATGATGTCATATTACCTGCCCATGTAATTAGGTTGGACAGGGTTTTTGTAAACTGTTCCCCTATCTTTCCGGGAAGCGTTGAAAAGAAAGTCATAATATTGGTGATAATCTTTGGAACTTCGGTTATCGCCCACTGGACAGCATCAATTCCAAATTTAATCAACGTCCCTAGAGCAAGGCCTATAGCATAACCAAGCTTCCCCGGCAGCTCATCGAAAAATGTCATGATCTTCCCCGGCAGTTCTTGAAAGAATTGTATAATGGATCCCCATATGGACGAGACATTTTTCTTGATTGTGTTCCAAGCTTTAGCAAGAAACTCCGTTATCTCATCCCAGTTTTTATAAAGTAAAACGCCAATGGCGATTAAGGCGCCTATTGCCAAGATTATTAGTCCAATTGGGCTTGTTAAGAATGCCATAGCGGTCCCTAGTGCTGTTGTTACTGCTGTCGCCACGCCAGCAACGGCAGTCCATAATGTCATTCCGCTGGCAAGTAGTGCCTGCTGAATATTAAAGGCAATTATCAACGCTGTGACAGTCCCTATTGTGATGCCAATGATTTCTAATTTTGTTGAGTTATCTTGAATCCACTGGGGAAGTTCTTTTAACTTGTCTAAAAATTCCTGAAGTTTAGGCAATATCTCCGCAAACTTTTCTCCAAAGGATCCTAAGATTGAGTTTTTAAGATTGTCCATCGTATCGCCGAATGTGTCTGTTCCGGCGACAGCTTCATTGGACATTACTGCGCCATTGTTCCGAGCTTCATCGGATAACCTTTTGAGCTCATCACCACCGGCTTTTATCATCGGGTTCATTTCCATCGCGGACTTACCAAACAATTGCATCGAAAGAGCGTCCCGCTCAGTTTCATTGCCGACGCCATTTAAAGCCGTGAAGGCTTCTTCCATGACCGTTTTAGCGTCTCTCAATTGTCCGTTTACATCGAGAACGTTTATACCTAAAGCCGCAAATGCATCCGCTTGCGTTCCCGTACCGTCTTTAGCCGCAAACATAGCCTTGGTAAGTTTGGCCTGTGCCCCAGTAACTGTATCAAGTGAAACACCGAGGTTATTCCCTGCATACTGTAATTCCTGCAACCGTTCGGCCGTCAATCCGGTAACATCTGCCTGCCTTTGCAATTCATCTGCACTTTCCAATGCAGCGTTGGCCATTCCGGCAAAGGCCACCCCTATAGTCGCAGCCGCCGCTCCTGCGGCTAATGCCATATTTTTCAGGTTTCCCACAGCTTCATCCCGAGATAGCGCTGCATTTGATTGGATAGTTTGGGTTTCTAGCCTTTCTAGGCTTTGTTCGGTGGCAATAACTTCACGTTGTAGTGCCCTGTACTGATCTGCACCTATTTCCCCTCGTTCAAATTGCTGCTGAACTTGTTTTTGGGCTTCTCTAAGGGTTTCTAATTTACTTTTTGTATTCCCGACTGCTTCCGCTAATAGTTTCTGTTTTTGTGCCACTAACTCAGTGTTACCGGGATCAAGCTTTAAAAGTCTTTCCACCTGTTTTAGTTCAGATTGAATATCCCTCGACTGCTTATTAACGCCATCTAAAGCCTTACCAAGCTTAGTTGTATCGCCATCAATAGTAATTGTAATGCCTTTTATGGTTGCGCCCATACCATAATCACCCCCTTTATGTTGATATAAAAAATACGCCTATCTCTAAGCGTATTTGCGTTTATGTGCTAATGAAATCTTCTTTCTGGTTTCTTCACTTTGAACCCTTGTTTTCTTGAATGAATACTCTTTGTTTGGATTATATTCATTTTTAAATGTCCACACTCCCCAATCACCATTATCCATTCTACCAGCAAATCTTCTTTTGCCATTACAGCATTGTGATATATGCGACTGTTGTACTCCCATTTTTCAGTGTGGGAAACGAGTTGGGAAACTCGCTTGTCGTGTAGCTATCACTATCCCACATACATATTATACCACATAATTAAAACGAATCGAAGTCCCTCTGCCCAGCCATTCTGACTGTATCTTCCTGCTCATCCTCGTCTAAATGCTCATTGTTGTAAGCCGTTATATATCCTGCAATCATGCCGATTGTCATATTCTCAAAATCATCCAAAGAGAGACCCCTTTCGATTGCGCGCAGAATAAGTACCTCTGTCGTAAGTTCGAAAGGGGTTCCTTCGTCTTCAACTATTTTTTTTTACTCGTTACGGTCGAGGACAGGCAGCCAAAAATCATATCTGTCAATTCCGGTATGATGTCCAAAAGTGGAAACTGGCTAAACTCATCCAGCCATTCCAGCGGAGGTTTTATAGCTGGATCGGCTGTTTTTGCGAGTGTCCAAGCCAAGTTGTAGAACACCTCTAAGTCCAAGGCTTCGATATTTTTTATATTGTTGTCTTTATCCGTCGCACCTTGCAGCTTGAAGATATCTTGCAAAGCGTCTTTGTTAAACTGCGCTTTATACTTCAATAAAAAGGCGCCGGTGCTTTTAAATTTCACCTGGCGCCCGTCAATAGTTAATATTTTTTCCATAAGTTACTCCTTACGCACCAATCGTTAGGGCCATTGTTACGGAGTTGCCCAGTGTGAATTCGACAGTAACGGTATAGACACCGTTAGTAAGCGTGCCGAGATATGTCTTATCGACTACTACATCCGCTCCGGTAACTGACAAGTTAGTGCCAGCGATTGGAGCCCCAGCCATCAATACATTCTTAACTACTGCCGCGCCGGAAGAAGTCGAATTAAGAGTGATATCGAGAGGTGAACCCTTACTGAACGACTGCGTTGCCGGTGTAATTGTATTAACAACGGCATCCTCAAGGTAAACAGAACCAAAGAAGTTAGTATAGGATGCGCCAGTGCTATACGGTAAGCTGGCCTTAACATTGTAGGTATCAACTGCAGGCGAAGCCGTAATGCTTAGTTTTTCTGTTTTTGGCTCGATTGTTTTTGTCTTGGTCGCTCCTTCGACATTTGGTCTAGCAGCGTTGACATTGTAAAGCACATGACGGGTTCCGGCTACATCCCCGTTAAACTCAAACATCAAAGCGAAATTCTTTGGCGTTACCTCGGAATTTTCAACAATTGAGCCGTTAGCGTCAGTAGTTTCGCCCATAACGTCCACTCTAAAGGTATCCGGGATAAGAGCAATTTCTAAATCTCCCTCATAGCCCTGATTTGCGTTTGTGCCATAATACAACAGATCATCTGCATAGAACTCTACCTTTTCGCCAACAGGTGAAAGGTTGAGGTTTACCGCGCCCGGAACCGCTACCGGCGTTGCGTAACTTGGAACATTATTAGCGAGTGTTATCACTGAATAATGCACATTTTTTAGGCCGAATTTAATTTTATTCATCTGTTACCCTCCTATTTCATAAAGGACTTGGTATAAATTCTCGGAATCAATAAACGCTTCTGTTTTTTCGTAAAAAATATCATTGGAATCAAAAAGATCCTCGATCAGCTTTTCGCTGTCGGGATCTTTCTTTGTCGTGTAAAGTTCAACTTGGTAGTTGGGTATCTTCTGATACACTTTGTTATCTGCTCCAAAATTGTTGGAATAGCTGAACAGATACACAATATAAGGCGGTACAGGAGGCTCAACAAAATGATGATAGGCCAATGGAAGGTTAAGTGTATCCAGTAAGCCATAGAGCGCGGTTTCATCCACTCCTTATCGCCTCCTCTACCTCTTTTGTAAATTGGTCTATGACTTCCTGCTCTGCCTGCTTGATATGTGGCCTTGCTTCTACCCTACCACCGTTAGCTTTTGCATGACCGAACTCGAGCAAGTGAGTCAGTCGATAGTGCGGCTTTGCTACATGAATAATTCGACTATCAGGTTGGCCTAGCGCTGGTTCTGTTTTCATGCGCCATGACTTAGCATAATCTCCGGAGTCTTTCGGAGAAGTTTGTTTAAGTCTTTTAACCGCTTCCTTACCTACTTTTTCGCTGCTAATGTTTATTTGTTTAACCACGCTGCGAGAGTATACCGAAAGTGCTTGAGCGATTTCGGAGGCAAGGTCATCGATATTTATTCCAGCCATTACCATCCCTCCAAAGCAGCCGCCAGATCAGCTTCATACGCAGCTAATACTGCCGGGTCCATTGTTACGTCAGGATCGGCAAGAATGGTTTCCATCAGTGTCTTGAGGTCTTGGACTAATTCATGGTCAATTAGTTTAAGGGTAGCTGTGTTATCCCCCGCAATTTTTTCACAGGTAAGCTCTAATTCTTCAGTACCTACGGCATAGGTGCGGATCACATTGTAACGTACGCCCCCGAATATAACCTTTTCCTGAGCGTTATATTCGCAAGTGTGAACAACAAAGATCATTTCCGGTTTCAGATCGGTTACTGCCGCATTGTAAAATTCAGACCTGCTAATCGACTTTAAGTCGCACAGTATAGTGGTTTCTGATTCTAAGGGGATTTGGTTTCCAATCGCATCTGCCGTGATAACTTGATCGACAAGTATTAACTCGTAATCATAAGTCATACAACCACCACCCATAGGCCATCTACCATATCAACGTCAGTCCATACGCTGTCAATATACATTTGCTTGCTGCCATCGGTATCCAAGACATAAACGGTATTTACGACCGGAATAGCGGGAAGTACAGAAACGATCTGAATACCGGATACAACAATTCCTGTTAGGCCAACATGGATCATTAGGTTGTGCAACCTATACTGCAAGTGTCTCGGCATCCCTGTGTTGCTGTCTCTGCTCTGATAGTGCCATGTAACGTAGTCGACGCAAAATAAAAGATGATAAGAATTAGCCTCGTCAAGCGTTAACCCTTTTTCATCCTCAAGCTCCTTAAGGACACCGCTAATAATTGCTGTCAAATAGGTATCCCGGACTGTTGTCTTTATGCCTAAACGCTCTTTGACAAGCGCCAGGACTGTTGCGGTATCCATTACACTACCACTGCTGCCGTGCCGTAAAGATTGAGCACGTGCCAATTAGTGGACCCATCAAATATAAGAGTTACAGCATCGTTTGCGGCAGGTAAGCTGATTGATGTACCGCCTGCAAGGTGCGTCGGGGTAATGGTACAAGCGTTGGCAATATCAACGGTCTTAATGGTGATTACTTGTCCTCCTGTGCCGTCTGCAAGTGTCATGTTGCAAGTGGCAAGGGAACCGTTCAATATTGCCATGAGCAGATTAAGCGCGATTGG